TCTAACTCATCAACAATATTACGCAAAATCAACGCATCACTAGATGTGAAATCAAAATTTTCATTGTTTCCCATCCATTTTTGTTTACCTGGTTTAGTTGATTTAAATTCTACATCACTGTTAAAAGGATAACCCGGAGAAGTTGATCTACAAATAGATGAAACATATAAATCATCAGTACCCATAATAGCTTCTTCGTAAGACAATACTCGTGCATAATTTGCATATCCAATATTTACTTGATCATTATTAACTTTTTGAGATACATAATTAAACGCCATATTACACAAAGTTGGTTCAATAAACTCAGTTATACCACCACATTTTTCCAATCCTTTTAAAGCTGGATCCAATATTTCACCATCTTTAACGAACGGTTTTAAATGAGCTGGTTTTGTAATTGGCGTACTAATTTCACCATGTATAAGAGAAGGCTTAAGAACACTTCTTGAAGCTTGATACAAAGGTAATTTAACTTTACCAATATCATTAAACACTCCGTTTGGTATTTCTGCTTTTTCATTAGTTAACATATCTTCATCAATATGCAAATAACAATGAACACGATGACCATCATTAATTTTGGCACTCAATTTATCTATATGTTCTTGTAACAATTCTTGATACAGTTTAGCAGAATAACCCTCTCCAGCTGCACCACTTATGTGAATGCCAATTATTTTCCTCAACAAAGAATTTGATTTAATAATTAATGGTCCTCCACAATCACCTTTCATAGTATCACCATTATACAAATAGCCTGCTCTATGAATATATTCATAATCTTCTACTAATATTTTAAGCTCTTGTTCATAATTATGTACTTCATTTAATGATCTTATAATTTTTGCAATTTGTCCATTATCATTATAATAAGATAATAATAATCCTGACATATTGCCACGCAATCTTCCTAGTTCCTCTTTTAAAATAAAATGTTTTAAAATGGATCTATGCAAAGTAGCATTAGAATTCTCTGAAACATTAAATATTATTGCGTCAATTTGGTGCTCACCATATTGAATCTGTACAGCTCTATTCAATGATCCATCATTATTAATTATATCACTCAATGCAAACGTAGTCATTTTATTATATACTTTTTCACTATAATTAACTCGTGATAAGTGTAATTTAGTACTAATAGGCACATTATTTAACATTAAATATTTAATAAAATGATAAGGCATTAAATAATTATAACCAGATAATGCAATAACATTACCTAAAGTAATTTCTTTATTTTTCCCATTTACATAAGTTAGACTATACATATTATTACGCATTAATGTCAAAGCTATTTCCACAGCATTTTCATCACTCGATCCCTCACTTTCATGACAAACAACTTGGCTTTCTATCCTATGTTTTTGCATATTTTTATGTTTCCCATTAGATGGTGATTGTATTCCTTCAATTTTATGTTTAGCTATATTTTTATTCTTACCACTTGAAGGTGATTGAATTCCTTCTGTATTATGTAAATTATTATTTACATGTTTATATATGTTCTTTTCTTCACTATCTAATTGTTGTTGTTCAATCCACTTATCATTTTGATCATAGACCACTTCATCAATATTATCGTTAATTACAAAATGTTCAATTTTCTTTTCTGAAAACATCAAATTATATATTGAAAACATAGCAATTGCA